GATGAAATATATTGATATATAAATCTTTCATTACCATAAACATTAAAGTTTTCAACCTCATTATATTTCTTGATAAACTCACGACAATCTCTTACTGTGCCAGGTTCGATTGGTTCAACAGGCAAACCATCAAGTGTTCTATATTTTGTTTTTCTCTTTGAATCTACAAATAATGTAGGGTAAAACTTTTCACGAGTAGCAAAGTGTTTACCATCTTCATATCCACGAACCAAGAAATTATCTCCGACCATTTGGACGTTAGTATAAAATCTCATTACGCAGTTAGTTCAGTGTATTTGTCTAGTATTGTACCATTGGGGTCTGCAATCGTCAATATATCTTCTGACCTTATCATAAATTCTATTTGATTTGTAATATCTGCTTTCCAAGGCACCATATCATCAACACCATTATAAACATATGGTTTGATTAATTTACAATTAGGATTACCTAATTCAGCATCTACTTCAATAATTTCTGAAATTAAAGTGCAGTGAGCGTTTAACATTACACATTTAATCATTTATCTCCTCCATCTTAAAACTCTTTAACTTATCTAGGTATAACTTAGTTACTGCATCAAGTGGTTCTACGATAGTTAATACACAATCAACTGGTATTACCATTTTTTTATCCTTAGATAAAATTATCCAAGGCACCAATGAAACATTAATACCAAAATCTCCATCTTTCTTTTCATCTTCTGATATAAATTCTTTTTCATTTATACCAACTGTATGTGGATTTTCTAGAAGATATGCATGTGCTTGTTCTTGTCCTTCAGCAACTAATTCTTTCATTTCTGAAACTAATTGTTCACCTGATTTAAGTAAAGTAAGTTTGATTGACATTTTTCTATCTAATTAACTGGTAGATTCCTATAGCCGCTTATGCTGAACCTACCAAAGGGCATAACCGCAGCCAGTATTTCTCTGACAAATACATTATAACACAACTTCTCCAATTGTCCAACTTTTGTATCCAAATGCATCTATTGTATCGTGTGCATCATTTTCACATTCTTTAGGAATTACTATACAATAACCAATTCCTAAATTATAAACTCTTTTCATCTCCTCTTCTGGAATCTCACCTGCCATCATAATTCTATGAAAAATAGTTGGTAGTTGCCAAGAGTTATAATCAACATGAGGTTTTAGTCCCTCTGGAAAACATCGAGGTAAATTTTCTACAATACCACCACCTGTTATGTGTGACATTCCTAAGATAGGTATTTCATTAATTAATTCTTGTACGACAGAAGTGTAGATATGAGTAGGTGTCAGAAAGTCTCTAGTAAGTTTTATTTTTTTCTTACGTATTAAGTCATTAATTAAACTATAACCATTACTATGAACTCCACTACTTTCTATTCCAATAATTACATCTCCTTTACGAATATCTGACCCATCTATGATGTCAGATTTCTCAACAATACCTGTCGTAAAACCTGCCATATCAATATCAAAACTCATAGGATGTTCAGCAGTTTCACCACCAATTAATTCAACACCCGCTAATTCACATCCCTTTATAATACCTGCCATAATATCATCTAATCTTGGATTAATCCTATTCAAAGAAATATAATCTAAAAAATATAAAGGTTTTGCACCACAAGTAATAATATCATTGACACACATTGCAACTAAATCAATACCGATAGTTTTATAGTTACTCAAACGACTGCATATACAGATTTTTGTACCAACTCCATCAGATCCAGAAACTAAAATAGGTTCCTCATATCCACGAGGAACCTTATACATACCACCAAATCCACCGATAGTTGGCACTTTTTCTTTTAGTCTTGCAACGAAAGCATTACCTGCTTCTATGTCAACTCCAGATGTTTTATAATCCATCTAACTCCATAATTTTTATTATATATCACATATATTCTTTCCTTGCATGATGCTCTGGAACTACCTTACCAAGTTTAATTGTAAGCATTCCATCCTCAAATTTTACATCTTCAACTTTAGTATCATCAGAGAGTGTCCATTCCCTTGTAAAGGAGCGTTGTGCTAGTCCCCTATGAGTATAATTCTCAGGTTCTTTTTTCTCCTCCTTGTTACCCTCTACTATTAATCTACCGTATTCTGTATATACGTTTACATCCTTTTTCTTAAATCCTGCTAATGCAATCTCAAGTCTAGACTCGTGATTATTAAGACTTATTAGATTGTATGGGGGATAGTTAGATGTATAATCGACATTAAAAAATCGGTCAAGGTAATCATCCATACCTATACCGTTTCTGTTTATTATTTTCATCAACTCTGGTAAATTTGCAGAGTGATACCTTTGTAGTGCGTTCATTGTTTTCTCCTTATTAAGCGAGTGTAAATTGTGTACCCGAAGCGTACACTACTAATTATATCATAAACTTGTTTTCAACAATACGGTAAACCAACCAATTAGCACTTCAACCATCCTGTAACAATATATTTTGTTTCGGTTTTGGGGGGATAACCCCTATGCATCCACGGCCAAAGTGCAGGAAAAATCATCATCTTACCTACTTCTGGATGTATTTTAAGTCCTGTGTTGAATTGAGTGTACCCACCATCTTTTACATCATTGAGATACCAAATATAAGTTAATCTTCTACTTCTAAATGATGCTTGGTCATGATGCCAAACATAATATTCTTTTGGTTTAGTTCTTTGAATTTGATATCCAGAGTCCTCAACATGAGTTGTTGCTGACTCTTCTAATATAAATTTATGGTACATCTTTCCCCTAGTTTTTTCATAGTTAATAATATTTTTATGGAGACTCTTGTAAAAAATCTTATCTTCTTCTTCCCATCCAGAAACATGTGTCATTGATAAATCGGTAGATTTTTTTATATCAGGTCTTAATCCCCCTCCAACAATACCTTGACTTTTTCTATCATCTTTTTCAAACTTATCAATTATATGTTTACAAAAATCCTTATCAAGTTCATTTTCTTTTATGTAAACAAAATCATTCAAACTTAAATCTTTCATAATACTGAAGCGTTTGTGTTTATGACAACTCTATGTTGTATTTTTGATCTATAAGCACTATGAAAACGAGTGCCATCAAATATTACTGCTCTTCCTTTTTTTGGTGTGACTCTAGTGTATTCAGTAAACTTTGTAGTTGGTGCATTATCCATAGTAACCTCTGGCCACTTTTGATTAAAAAATACTGTATCACCATCACTATCGTGAGGATAGTATAAACACACCCAATGATACGAATGAGAATCTACATGTATGTACTCAGGATCATTTATATCAGATGGAGGTGTCTTAAAAGTTCTTGATTGCCATAGAAAATCAACATCAATACCTGCTTTGTTAAATCCCTCAAATACCATAGGAAAAACAAAATTCCAAGCAGGAGATACTGGATTCGGAAAATTCTCAGTTGTGGTTGCTAATACGTGACTATATCCAACTTTATTTTTTCCCGTATATGGTGAGTCTTCTGGAACAGTTATATCATCTTTTTTATCCCAAGGTATGTTCCAGTCATCATTCACAAAATACCTCTCAAGTACATCTTGATAGTTTTGAGAAATAAAATCTTCGACTACAATTAAATCACTCATATAAAAAAAGGGTGGTTAGACCACCCTACAGTATAAAACAAACACTTAAAATAAAGAGGGAGGTTGGGTTCCTGTATACCAACAAATAACGGGCATTACTACAGTAGTAAAAACGTTATTGCCTGAGACCCGATTGGTTGATCGGTTCTTCTCTCGAAGCAGCACCACCTGTGTCTCATCACCTTAACCAGCAGTTGCCAGTAAGTTTATTCAGTCACTCCCATGTTGCGTCCAACAAATATAGTATAGCATAAAAAAAGAGGTTGTCAACCCTCTTCTTCCTTTTTCTTTTTAGCACCGATATTGTACTTAGTTTCTAATATCCAATCACCTTTATCTTTATAAGATAACACTTTGATTTGATTTAAAGGTGCAATGTCTTGTATACGAACTACATCGACCACACCAACCAATCCCCAATCAGCAAGAAGCTGAGCAATACGGTTGCGACGCTGAACATCATTAGAAGTAAGGTTAGCGTGTTTTCCATCAAGAGCAAAAAGTTCTTTAAAGTGGACAAGATAATACCTTCCTTGTTTATGAAGTATGTGACAACTTTGATATATCTTCTTTTCTTTTCTACTTGCTACACCAATTCTTGTGAGAGTTTCTCTGACTTTTAGGAAATCATCTGGTTCATTTAATGTAACTTCAATCATTTGGTCAGGAGACCATGTGACGACAGGTTCTTTAACAACACTCATTTCGCTCCTCCAGTATCAAATTTAGATTTTATAAAGTTGAGTTGTTTTTTTGTCAGAATTTTCAAAGCTTGTTTTGCTTTTTCGTTACTATAACCATAATAACGTTTTACATAATCAAGGTCTTTGACCATATCCTTACGGAGCCAAGGAGAGAATCTCTTCTTAGTTCTGAGT